ATCCGGAAATACCCATGTAAGCACCGACGATGCCAGCCATAGAGATGTAGAACAACCCGATTAGCTCTCCGATCGCATTCACACGTTCAATCGAGATGACTGGTGTGAAAAGTATCGCTGTGAATCCCACCATTGCCACGAGTGACCAAGTTGCCATTCTGCGCTGTGCTCTCATTTTACGTTCATAAACACTGACTTCTCTGTCAGTGACTTTACCATCACCATCAATGTCGTATTCCTTGTCATACTTAGATGTTTGAGCTTCATGAATATGTGTATCGACCATATTACTTTCTCGCTTGTTGTTCCCTTCTCTTTTTTTCCTCCTCAAGATGTCTAGCCAACATCGTAATATAAATTTCCCTTTCCCAAGGCATCATAGTATTTAACTCATTCAATGAATACTTGTGATGCTGCATCATTAAAAAGTTTATAGTGTAATGGTTTGCTAGGGTATCGTGACCCTGCATCACATAAAAAAACTGGAGAGCCCTCTTATTTCGACTTCTTCCTCTTCACCACAGTCTTTACATTTGAACTTGGTGCGGTACACTAAAGTTGGTAATCCTGTAAAGAACTCTTGCACTTTAATAAAGTGTTCGTTAGATAAAGATTCTAAAAACTCAACCAACTCTTGACGAGTTTGTTCAGATGCCAGATAAACCTGATCACCTTCCCAAATATTATCAATCGAGTCAGCGACTAATTCAAAAAACTTTTCTACATCATTACTACTAATTCTTTCTAATTTGGTGATCATTTTAAAATCAGGATACTTTAATTGTATTCCGATATTATTTCCGAGATCAATTTTATTCGTGTGCCCTTCTTTAGTTTCTACTTTCACAGCATCAAGATTAATCATGATCGGTGTTTCGGTTTTACACTCGCTGTTTTTGTGTCGGGCAGTGGCTTTAATTTTATCACCCACTGATTTAGAACGCAGTTGTATAAAAAAGTATTCTAGATCTATTGTCGCCATCTGATCAACATCTCGATCATCGAGCATACAGTTGTTGATGACTTGTTTAATCGCATCAATCATTTCACTGCTTTCTTGACTTTCAGCAGCCATCAGCAAAATCTTTTCCTCTTTGACTAAGAAGGGTCTAAAGCGAACAGTCTCGCCAGTGGTTGGTAACTCTAGTTGATGAATCGGTGCATCTATCTTAGGCAGTGCCATAATTTACTCCATCTTAAAAAAGAAAATATTTTCTATACGCCATAGTCACAGTTGCTCTGGGCAAAGAGTCAGTGTCTTCCCAAGATAACTGTATCGGAGTGATCGTTTTAGGATAACTCTCGTCAAAGTTTACTGTAGTTCGAATCCTTCCCTGAGGATCATAAACTCGTAATGTGGTTGTTGTTGCATAATTAAAAAGATATTTAACATTACCTGTAAAATCATCGTAAATAAAATTAATCCAACGATTAAAATCTTTTAATTCTTTGTAATCTTCAGATAATATTAAACCAAAACTCGATTCGGCATATAATTTACCATATGCGATATTTCTTGGTAAGCCATAATCGGTTTGCTCAAATGTATTTAAGTTGACTCCTGGGATCTCAGCTGAGAAGCATTTTAGAGTCAGGTTTTCAGTATCTACCAATGATGGTGAGATCCCTCCAGGGAAAACAAAATCCACCTCGAACAGATTGGTTTTACCAACAGTAAGATTTTCTCTAAAGTTGTTGATACTAAATGCCATTAGACTTGTTTCCTACTATCTGACCAGACCTTAGATTCACTAGCCTTCTTGAATCGACTCAAAGGCAAGAACAAAGCCATGTCCCATTGATCCGCATATATTTCTACGAATCTTGATTTTACTTTACTGCGCAGGTAATGTTTAAATGTCGGTTTAAAAAACTTGTATTTACCTGCTGCTTTTAAAACGCGATAACTTAATCTCAGTCTTGTATCTTCATCGTAACTTTGATCAGTCGACAAACCATAAAGCGCATCCATTAATCTCGCTCTCAGCGTAAATGGAAGATAGTGCATGTTAAGACCATAAAATCCACCTTCCGCTGGACCAACCATAAAAATCAGAGGGAATGTATCATAGTAAGGCAGTTCATCTTTCAGCTTCGGATCATAGTTGAACAGATACATTCTTCCGATTGTTGGTCTCGTAACCATTTGCCCACGCTCTTCTCTCATGAGCTTTGTGGGATTAGTCGTTGTGTTTTTAGCCTGAGTACGAAACCATTTACGAGCCTCAGTGGTTTTCGCAGGAATCACACCTTTCTTTACAGCATCGTCCATTATTCGTTCAAATGTAGTTGCCATTAGGTGAGCTGATCCTCGGTTAGTATTTTAAATTCCCAGTTACGATCTTCGCAGAACTCAACTGCAGCCTTCCACTTGGCTTCGTTCACAGCGTATGTCGCAACCTCATTTAAGTATCTCCGCGACTTGTTACCTTTTTCTGTAAACTGTTTCTTTTTATCTGGTGGTTTCGTTTGCTTTTTCGGTTTTACTTCGATCAATGTTTCTTTGATATTACCATATTTATCGCGCATCTTTACATAAAAGTCGGGGAAGTACCGATGAAGTTTTTTGTCAAGAGGAGAGATGTAAGGTATGATCACTTCTTCGCTCGCCCATTTTAGAATGAATGGGTTAGTATCACAATACACCATAAATCGACGTTCCCATAAAGAACGATAGATGATTCGAGTTGGATCCCCTAAATATTTGCTAGGATCCTGCGGAGAGAACTTACCTTTATACGCCATGGCTAATAGAAACGATATCGCTGTTAATGCTATACAGGATGCAAAAAATGATCCATCTACTGTATTTAGATACTATCCATCAGACCTTCAGAGTGGAGGAACAGACGGTGTTGAGCAGATCACACATTTTGTACAGTATTTAAGAAGATCGCGTGGACGTGATCAGCAAAGTCTAATACAACTTCCTCTCCCCACTAATTTACAGAATCAGTTAGGAGCGAATTATGAAGACTCCTCTGGGCTTTTGACTGAATTGGCGACTCAGTTCTTTGAAGGCGATGCCTCTAGTAATCTCTCTAATGCGCTTGGAGCGTTATCTGGAGCAGGTGAAGCACTGGCGCGATCAACAGCAGATGCGCTTACAGGTGGTGCAAGATCGCTGATAGAAAGAAAGATCGTAGCACCTCGTGTTCCTGTACTGTTTAAAGGTATGAATTTTAGAGAATATTCTTTTGAGCATAATATCGCACCAAAAAGTGTAGTAGATAGCGCACTTGTATTAGATATGATCAATCAATTAAAAGATGGCATGTTGCCTGAGGAAGTAGACAACTTTACATTGTCATATCCAGATGAGTTTGATATCGCATTTTTTACGATAGATCAAAGCGGGCAAGCAAGAAGAAACAAATTTTTATTTGGTATTAATCGAAGTGTGATGACCAGCTTCTCAGTCAACTATAATGGGCAAGGTACTCCTAGATTTTTCGAAGAGGATGGTGCACCAGTAAATATACAGATTTCTATGTCATTTAGAGAGACGTTAATACCGACTCGTCAAAGTGTCAGAAGATCAGAGGGTAGAGATTAATGTCAAATTATTTCAGATATCTACCTCGTGTAGACTACCAACTTAGAATCGCAAATAATACAGTACAACCTACAGTTCGTCAAGCTGTTAACTTAACAGCTCGCGCTATCTTTCGCGAAACTGTGAATCGAGTTGCAGGCAATGAGGGTATTACTTATTATCCATATCGCATTCAAGATGACGATCGACCAGATTTACTTTCTCGCAACTACTACGATGAAGAAAAGTATGTATGGGTGATCTTTTATGCGAATGATATATTTGATCCATTACATGATTGGCCAAAGACTCAGCGAGACTTAAATGCTTTTATCGAGCACAAATATGGCAGTATTTCTGCAGCACAGTCGACGAATGCTGAGTTTGAAGGTATCATACAAGAAAAAACTGTATTATTTGACGGAACTATTATCGATGAAAGGGTTGTTAAATTAGACGAAGTAGGTTATAATGCCTTTGAAGGTAATAAACGAATAATAACTGCATATGAAAAAGAAGAGCGAGACAATGACTTAAAAAGGAACATACGTCTTCTGCGCAAGTCTTTACTTCCCAAAGTACAAAGAGAATTAGAAGAAATTTTTGTCGAGGGAAGCATCCTTTCATCTAATTCACTTTATTCCACATCACTCAACTCACGTCGCACTATCTCATCATCAACTGACAATGGTGGTTCGATTAGCTCAGCAGGATCAAACTTCAGTAGTTCGATTTATTAGTTATGGCAGCACCTGACAGTACGTTTATCGGTAATTACGAACTCTTTGATCTGAGGTTAATTTCTCCTCAAGGAGGCGAGGTTGAATTAGATACTGAGTTCGGTTCGATTCAAATATTCGAAGATATTAAGCAACCATTTTCTACAGCTGTTGTTACATTTAATGACACTATCGGGCTGTTCGAAGCATTACCTATCGTTGGTGAAGAAACCTTACGTGTCGGATTTTACAATAAAGACATAGAAGAACTTAGATTCTTAGATGACTTTAGAGTGTATCATGCTGACCAGACTGAAATATCAGAACGTAAAATACTTGTTAACTTATACTGTGTTTCTCGTGAAAAGCTAACCAATGATTCAACACTTTGCGGAAGATCATTCAAGAATCTTCGTTACTCTGATATGGTAAGAACTATATTCAGAGAGTTTTTACAGAATGACTTTGGTGGAGCGAATATAGATCAGACACGATCACTACACAACTTTATCGCATCTGGCAACCTGAAGCCATTTGAGGCTGTGAATCAGATAGCCAATCGCAGCTTGTCTCTTGAAGCTGGTGTTCCTGACATGTACTTTTATTTTAGTCGTCTCAGAACAGGGCAAAACACGCAGCCAAGATTATTCTTCAAGTCTTTGTCACAATTAATTAATCAGCCTTCAGCTGTTCGTTATGAAATACAAACAGGTAACAAGCCGACTGATTCACCAGAAGAAGACAACGCAAACTACAACAATGTAATACAGAGTTATGAGTATAAGTCTAGATTTGACATACTCAAGTCGCTCAATCAAGGTATGTATGGCAATATTTTACTGCGTTACAACATCGTCACAGGGCAGTTTGAATATAATTCAGTAGAGTATTCGTCATATAATCGAAGTGCGTTGACAGGTAATGCTAAATTAAACACAACCAATCTCGATGTGATTGATCGTCCGACGAGCTTACTAAAGTTCCATCATGAAAATGACACATCTGATGGGTTTACTCGCAGCAATAACATCGATGAAGTCATCCCACCGAGACTGCTGATACAAGGCGAGCTGGATGTGTATGGTTTGAAGATTATTGTCCCAGGAGATCAGCGCAGAACAGTCGGTGAAACGATTGACATTGACTTCCCATCATACATCTATCTAGAGCCTGAAGATGAAAAAAGAAAGGAACTAGATAAATATATCCGAGGAAAATATCTGATCACGCAAGTCAAGCATGAGGTCTCAGCGACTGAGTTTAAAACTCACATTACTTGTATAAAGAATGCTTTTTTCTCACAAATAGAAATTAATCCAAGATTAAGAGAGTCATTGAACGCATCATGAACACTCCAGTCAAAGAAGGTATAAACGATCCTGCGATTTTTAAAGTAGTGTTTATGGCAGGTGGTCCAGGATCAGGTAAGTCATTTATCGTAAAATCGCTCGGTCTTACTGCTATGGGTTTCAAAGTTATCAACAGCGATGATGCATTTGAATATCTGTTAGCCAAGCGTGGTCTGAGTAAAAAGATGCCAGACTCCGAAGTCATTCCGCGTGATGCCGCAAGAGCAAGAGCCAAAGAACTCACAGGCAAGAAAAAAGAACTTGCTTTTACAGGTCGGTTAGGTTTAGTCATTGACGGAACTGGTGATGATTACGATAAAATAGCGAAGATGAAAGCTGAATTAGAAAAGTATGGTTATGAAACAGCGATGGTTTTCGTCAATACATCTGATGAAGAGTCAGCCAGAAGAAATGAAAAACGAGAAAGATCTGTGCCAGAGAGAATACGTTCTCGCATCTGGAAAAGTGTTCAGGCGAATCTGGGTAAATTCCAAAAACTGTTCGGTTCGAGATTTTACATCATAGACAATGAAATTCCAGGCAAACCAGTCGGAGTGAATACTGTATCAGGAAAGATACGTGGCTGGGCAAGTAAAGAAGCAAACAATCCTGCTGCGAATGCATGGAAAAAAGAACAGCGCAAGATATTAGGTCTTGAGCATGTTTCATTTAGTCGAGTTAAGAAAATACTGAGAAGTTAACATGAAAAATTATATGGGCACTGAGGGATTCATCTGGTTCCAAGGTGTGGTTGAAGATCGTGATGATCCACTCAAACTCGGACGTGTTCGCGTTCGCTGTCTCGGTTGGCACAATCAAGAAAACTCCACCAAGTTCGAGCCACGTTATGTGCTGACTGAAGATTTGCCATGGGCACATGTCATGCTGCCGATCAACTACAATCAGAACACAGTTGGACCTCGTCTTGGTGATTGGGTAATGGGATTTTTCCGAGATGGGTTAGAGGCACAAGAGCCATTCATACTAGGAATCATTCCACACATCCCACAAGAACTTCCGAAAGATGAGCCACTC